GCATCCCATCTGTAGGTATATGTTGTTGAAGTAGCAATAAAGAACGGATGAATTGTTCCATCATTTTGCGCGATTGGCACGCACAATGCCCCCCTTGTAGAACCCGAGCATCCTGTTGTTGGGGACGATGTTGCGTATAGTGATGTCAAAGCGGTTCGAGCACCGGTACTCCCAGTATTTGTTGTACTTGCTTGTTCTATTGCAGTAGCTGCTTCAAAAATACCTTTTGTTGTTTCATTTCCATTTGAGGCCCCGGCTACTGAAACACTATCTACATAGCCTTTTGAAGCAAAGTATTTTGAAAGTGCTGCTGTCCACATTGCGCTTGATAAATCCTCATCATATCCCGGTGGAGTTGTAGATGCCCACCGGTGAATCCCGGTCGACGTGGCATTGTTATCTTTAAACAATGTTTGCTCGTACACCTGAGGAGGGTTAGAGAAAATTACTTGCGTACCACCAGCATGTGAAAACGCATATGTAGTCGATGCTGTATAAGGCGAAATAGGAGCTAGCCCTCTTGCACATCCCGAAAGAGTAGCCGAGCCATTTGCATTTTGAGTTACGGTTGTACACGAGGCGAACTCTTGGCGTGTTCTATTACCCGGTTCAAGCGTCAAATAAAAAGTATCAGAAAAATCAGAATCTCGTAACAGGTATCCTGATTGAGGTAATGTTAACGAAGAAAGGGTAATTGATGTTGCGGAAGAAGAAACGCCGGACCCTGAAAGTGTATATGTTGTTCCACCAATAAGTTGCACAGCGGCGCCTGTCTGAGGCTCAATAGGTTCTATTGATTGATTCAAAACAACCCCTAAATAAGAGGCGGCTCCTACTGTTATTGCGATTAAAATTCCAAAGAGATACTTCATATAGACATTATATCTTATTTTTTATGAGTAATATTTTTACGTGGGGATAAGACCGCGTTCGGACCATGCGCAGTAATTGCCCAGTATCTGTCAATTTCATTTGTGCTAAACACGGCTTGCAGCATGCGAAAATCTTCATTTGCAATTTCAAATGTAACATTGAACTTTTTTGCATCGTCCGGTGGATTTGTAAGCCCGCCTAAAGGATTTGCACCAAGTGATGATTGTCCTAAGGAATTAAACCCGACATTGCCTTCAATGATGTCCTCATCTCCAGCGTCAATCGTACGCTCTATTGTCTGTGTTGAACCTCCGTAGTCATAATTTAAGGTCATTAAGAGGTCATTTACGTTTGTTGTAGCCTCCCCTTCAACAAAGTATTCATCGAACTTCTTTAGAAGTGCGCGACTGCCAAAGAGATTATATGCAAATGCTGCAATGACCCGTACCGCAACCTTGCTGCCATCATCGCCAATGGTAGCCCCCGGGACATAATCTGATACGCCAGTAAATAATTCATATGTTTCAACTACGCCATTAGAGTGTCCTAATAAGTCACTTCCATATAATGAGAATGCCCGAACAGGCAAAATCTGAGGGGGGTTCCAAAAACGACGTACTTTCCCATCTGCATCTTCAACAAACTCCAAAATATACAATTTTGAGTTGTTTGGGGCGCTCAAAATGTACTTATTTTTATACCAAATTGCACATGCATTTGTGAAGTCTTCAAGGTCGAAATCTGGTTTAATAGGATTAGAAAGCGCTTTCGGGTCAAGGCCCTCTAGGTCATCAGGACTTGATACGATACGCACGGCGGGCTCGTGCGAAAGATATATATATGATTTTCCAACAGGGACTAGACACTCTTGATTTTTCGCAGCTTGGTCCACACCGACATTTAATTTTTGTACTGAAAGTGTTTCTGCAATTGTTGTACCAACAGCTATTTGTTCATATTTAGCGGCAAAAACAGAGCTTCTTCCAGAATGAACTGTAAGGCGGGAACCTAAAGTGCCGAATGCCCGGGCAGGACCGTCAAGAGTTAAAAGACCCCCTTCCCCGGGGACTCTCGGAGCAGAATATGAGAAGTCATCATAATCATCATTTTGAGAAATCCATACTTCATTATCTACATTCGAACCAATGCACAATTGATTCTCAAATGAAAAGATTGTGTCATTTGTATGCCCTGCCCCCGGCTTGTTTGATTGAGTTACAACTTTCTGAATTAAAACATCACCAGCTACAAGGTCAAAGACCCCACCAGTAGTTACTGTTGTAAGCGTCGTTGTCGATTCACCTCCTGTATATGTATATTCAGTACCCGTGCGAACGCAAAAGAATGTTTTATTTCGCGTTGTATAGAATCTGTTTTGGGCAAACGTATTTGTACCAGCCTTTGTAACAGTTTGCGCACCTGAATCTGCGCTTGCCACAATGGCAACCGCCCCATTCCACTCATAAAGGTTTGCGTCACTTTGCACAAGAATCATTAAGTCAATATTCTCGCCCGTGTCAAACCATGTGGCGCCACGAGGTATTGCCTCATCATCCATTCCGGTTTTAAAGTTAACCCATGCATCAATGTCGGTTCCATCAATTGTTCCGAGGTACGTTTGCCATAATGTATCAGGAAAACGCATCGGCAGTTCTCCGCCGGTCGAATTAAACCATGTAAAACCATTGCGCGGGGGCGTTTCTGCAGTAGATGCTGCCCCCAATCGTGTAAAACCAGGGCGAGTCTTTACTTTTCTGTTACGGTCAACAAGTACATTTTGTGAACCAATAGTCAAAAGACGCTTATCAGCGTTTGTATCATCCTCGGCTGTTACATATCCATATGTCTCTTCTGTAAGAAGAAATTTGTTCATATACCAAATCGAACTCTACGGCCGCGGATTCCGACCATTTTTTTTGCTTGGTTAGGGTGTTCAACACGGAAGGATGGGTACAGTCTTGCGAGTTCTTTCTCGGCAAACGTAATATCGAATGCACTATCAGTACCTTCCATTTGTTGCGCCATGTCACGAAGGCACTCAAACAAGAATAGTGGTAATGAGTCATTATCAATCGTCACGTTGTCATCGTCCGAAGTTGGACGCGAAATATATGACCCGCTTGAATTTTTGAATAAGTATTTTGAATAATACTTAATGTCAAAGTTTCGGCCAATTGAAAAGATAATATTATCGACGCGGACATTGCTAATCGCGCCTGTAGATGCAATCGTTATTTGAAATGAATCAATTGTACTTGGAGTTACTGTACCAGTCTCTGATGCGGTACTCCAAGAAAACTTCATCAAATTCCAACCAGCTTTCATTGCAGAACCATCCGCTTGCGTTGTTTGAGCAGTTGAAGCCCAATAATTTGCAGTTAAATCATTTCCCCAACGAATTGAGGCGCTTGTGAAATTTGTTGTTGTTCCTAAATACAACCATACAAAAATATCAGCGACTTCATCTTCATTCGTTAAATCTAATGCAGAAATAGTTGTATTCTGGATTCCGTCGCCAGACGCAAGAACGTCAAACTCAATAGAGGCATTACCTGTCTTTTTGAAAATCGTATTTGCTTGAATATTAGCAGCTGTTGCAACAGCGGACCATGTACCATTCGCTGTAGTAGAATCCATTGAGTGCAATACTTTTGCGGCTCTTGATTTCCAGTTTACAAACAAACTTTTTTCTCCCTCATTTCCTTCAATAGAAATTTCTTTATTTGTCAAAAGCTTTCTAGTATCAAACGGCCGAGCCCCGACCCGCCTAGCAGAATCAATTCCGCGATTATCTTGTGGAATTAAATCGATAATTGCATCAAAATCATCTGGTAATGGATACCGATTTAAATCGTCATGAATTACCTGTGCAAGCGCGGCCGTTCTGATTGTTTCAGGCGGTCGCGCTTGGCGCACAAGTTTGGCGGCAGAGCGCTCAAACATTGCTTCGATATTTCGCACTTTGTTTAGGGTAGAGCCGTGCCCCATTCCTGTCAAGTGGTCTTTTATCTCGGTAATTGTAAACATACGATTATTGGCTTATCCATTCAGTCACGAGGACTGCGCACGTACCTGATGTGGTGATTCCCTGCACTGCATCAGTAAGTACAGGAATACCTGGGAACGTTTCAAGCGCAAGGGTACTTGATGCGGAAACTGCAATACCATTGTTTGCAACCGCAACAGCATCAGAGCCCTCAACATTTAGATATACTGCACCTCCTGTTGTACAGTTTGTTGACTGAATCATTGCAGCCACACGACGACCGACTCCGGTTGTAGAAGTCGCAAGAAGTCGCTGCGAGGTGGTTGTCAAGGTGAACGTTGTAGAAGAAGCCGCTCGAAAGTTTGGATTATTGTTAGCGCTTTGTCCCGATACATCAGGAGTGCGCTGGAATCCAAAGAATACGATTGCGACCATCACGAGGGTCGTTCCGATTCCCCAGAGATAGAGTTGCAAATCTTTTGACATATATTTTTTTGATAATTAATAATTGTTCCAATCCCAGCTTTCTCCCTGTAAAGGGAGAAAGTGGGACAAGAACGTGTTACGGACACGTGCCGTATACCGCTACTACAGGAAGCCCGTTTGTTGCTCCGCCAAATGTCAACGTTGTAGTTGCATATGTTGCAGGAACAAGTTTAATTGGGTTTGCTGTAGTTGTTGCAGTCATCTGAATACATCCAACTTGCAATGTTGAAGTTGCAGTATTTGACGTTGTGATGACTACTGAACCGCCACTGATAACCGCGTCGTCCGTGATTGTTAAATCAGTACCACGCAGTTCTCCTTGGACCGGTGAAGTCGAGTCTGCACTCAAACCATTTGGGAATCGGGAACCCGAAGCACCAAACATTTGTTCAAGAGCATCACCCATAACTTCATATACCGTTGCCCGGACACTTTCAGGAGCAACATCTTTTGCTCCAGGGGTTGTCCAGCCGATGGCTGCGATAATCGCTACCGCAACCAGAGCCACCCATACGAATACGTTTGAAGAGTTCATACGATGTGATTGCGATTGTTAGTAACGATTAAGCAGTTCCATTCGAACCGACATATCCAGCCCAGGTTTCCCAGAAGTGCATTTCCAGGAATCGACCGCGATACGCCCAACTGTCGTTGGCAGTCTTAGTCGGGTCAATCAAGTCTGTTGTCAGACCCATGAAAACCTTTCGGTTTACATTGTGACCGCTAGATACCAAGTGGTAAGACGTGTTCGCGTTTGAGTTCGAGTTGTACGTCGAGCCCAAAAAGATTGAAGCCGCAATCTTAACGGTACCATAGTCCGTGTCGAAGAGGTTAATCTGATTCTCCGCAGAGAATGGGACTAGTTCCGAGTTCATCACTTCCTTCGTTGTCTTGTACAAGATAAACGGAGTAAAGATGCCCTCAAACACGTACGAACCAGCTTCGTTGTCTTGCGCCTTCTGGTTCGCGAGCGACTGCACGCCTACCCAAAGGTTGTCAGCGTTGAGCGCCCCTGTTTCCAAGTTGTCAACTGTTGCACCTTTAAGAGTAACGTGAGAGTTCGACGCAGGAGCAACACCATCCGGAGTCGTGTTGATGCTACCCGCAAAGGCGTCACCATACGTGTTCAAAATAGCTTTCTTATCCTGAGTCAAACGTGCTCGGTCACCGATTTGACTACCGATTCTTGCGCGCTTTCCTACAGCGTCTGCACGAAACGCTTCGAGAGACACAGGGACCTGCTTGGTCCATTTCTGAACCTTTTTGGTCTTCGTGTTTCCAAGGAAAGTGTCTGAATCAGCAATCGTCTCCTGTTCGTCAGTTTCCTCGAACGCACCGACGTTTGAATCTTCATCCCACGTGTAACCAAGAAGCTCGGTTGACGACTGTTGGAAGAAGAATCCGTCTTGCGCGCTCAGGTACCCAGGTTGCATAGTGCGCTGGTACTTTTCCCAAGCAACACCATCAATCTCGGTTTGACAGGCATCCGGAGACAGCCCAAATGTATGTCCGCCAATTGGATTCATACGATTTGTAGATTAATTGATTAATGATTAAGAGACGTCGTGTCGGTATGCTTGCGCACAAACAGTAACTTCAAGCTGTGAAGTTGCAGGGTTGCCCCCGACAATTTCCAAACCAGAAGTATCTGCAGACCCAACTTCTTTAATCGTATACAGTTCGCCACCATCAGCCCCACCGGTAGAATTGTAGTCAATCAAGACCACGTCCCCGATAAGTCCGTTCAGTTCCGATTCTGTGTCTACACTTGCGACAGTCTCAGCGCGACCGCGAATGCGCCCTACATAGGGCACAGGGCAGCCTGCGTTGAGGTACTGTGTAAGTGTGGTGCCAGCGGCTGCGTTCTCAGAGTCCTTCATGGCAATACCACCGAAGCGGTGAGTGCCAATGACTGGAGTATCAGCTGCGGCTAGAACAAAGGTGTTCGTGTTAATAACACCGTTTGTTAGAGCGCCGAGACCGTGAAGCGGTTCGCCAGCTTTAATCGCAGTACCACCAGAGGTGATAAAACGAGGAAAGGACGCCGCAGGTCCGACTACACTTAAGTCAGCTTTCATATTGTGTTGCGTTAAAACGCGTTGAGAGGTTGTCTCTCGTTACAATACTTCTAATATGAAATATGAGATTATTCAAGCCACGTGCGTTTGCTCTTCGGGTCTTTGTAAAGGCGTTTCTTATTAGGAAGCACTTTTACATAAAGATTCTTTTTCGCATCGAACTTGAATCCAGCGCGTGCATATGAGTTCTGGTCGGACTTCGAAACTTTCGGAGCCGGAGAATCCATTGGTGCACGGTGCGAACTCGCGCCATTGTTATAAGTGGATGCCTTGCCTTTTAAAGCGCGGCGGACCTCTTTGCTTACAGCAATGATTTTTCGTCGATTTGCGATAGCGAACGCCTCTTCCATTTGCTCGCGCAACGAAAGATGGGCTGGGAAAACACGGTTAGAGTAGATTTGATAGATAAGCTCAGCCTGTTTCGGGGAACTTGCCATTTCGCCGGCGATTTCTCGCGCTTGCTCTTCTAGCACTTCTTTCCGAATTTCGGCGCGAACACCTTTCAGGTCGCGACGAGTGATTGGCTTATCATCTTCGTCCTCTTCGTCATCCCCCTCGTCGTCAGCTTTCTTTCCCTTCCGGTCCTCAAAAGCTTTGCGGGCTTTTGTGCGGTCCGGAATTCCTTTCAGCTCACGCTCAAGGTCTTCGTCATATTCCTCCTCTTCATCTTGTGAAGAACTATCATCGTCGTCAGAATCATCTGCGTCATCGTCAGAATCTTCGTCCGAATCTTCATCAGATTCTTCATCCAATTCTTCCTCTTCAGATTCTTCTTCTTCGTCGATGTCTTCCTCGTCGATTTCCTCTTCTTTTTTAAAAGATTTATCGTCGGGAATTTTGGACTTTGAGTCCTTTTTCTTTAAAGACATATAGTCATCATGCAGTTGAGGAGGCATGTGCTCCATCGCTTAAGGTTAATGGCGTCGAACCATCGCACGTTAAAGGGAGTGCGTATCCCATCTCTCGTTTCGTGAGAGTACCCGACAAGTCATTCCCGGGAAGGACGGCTTGGACCGGAGCTTGGATAGTTCTATATGGTTTCCTCATTAGTAACTATTGCAAGCACCCGTCCAAGCCGTTTTCACGGCTTGTTATTGGCCATTTGGGTAAGCATAGTGTTTATCACATCGCGTGTCCGCACCATTGCTTTCCCTGCCATATTTTCCTCCAAAGAACTGCTATCCAACAATCCAACTTTTATTGCGTGTCTTTGTAATGCAGCGTCGATTATTTTATATAAGTCTGTTTCCAAGAATGTTCTAGCTTGTATTGAGAGATGATTTATTTGTTTTGGTGTTAACTGTTGTTTGTTATATATCCAATTATTTTTTCCTTTTACTTCAAGCAAGTGTTTAGGATGGATTTGCTCCATATATTACCGAGCACGACGGGTACGGGATTTCGGCTTCTCTTCTTCTTCCCCCGCAACCACCTCCTCGGAATCTTCAGTCGATTCCTCGTCGGAACCTTTCTTTGCAGCTGCTTCAAGAATACGCGCAGCACGTACTTCACCCGGAAGTTCTTGACCCTCAGGGACAAACACTTCTTTACCATTCACGCGGAAAACAAATTCAATCTTAGGCTCTTTGTGCGCCTCCTTCTTTCTAAAATTGTAGAAAGAACCAGTACGAACAGTATCGCCGTTTCTCTTAATAAGACCGCCGGCCTTATCATATGCAGCAAGAATTTCTTCTGTACTTGCGTCTTCCCCCACACCACCAGTCATTGTTCCGTCGCCTTTCAAAACGCCGTTTACAACGCGGTCGAGTTTTTCAATATTAATAATGTCAAACTCCGTTTCCTTTCGGACCCGGCGAATGATTGCGTCAAGTGCGCGAGCATTTTCACTCATATGTTAATAGATATTGACTAATAAACACATCATACTGCGGCTTTGTCTATCGCAGCCCCCGCAGGTGTTGGTAACTTCCCAGTATTGGTCGGAGTTTGTGCTGGAAGCCCGCCCATTCCTTGCATTGGCTTCTTTGCTATGAACTTATTGCCTTTAGACTTGAATATCGAGTACATGTACTCACGGAGCAGTGCCTCGCGCTCAATCATCGGGTCCGCATTCAATTGGGCATAAAGATTAGACAGAATACCCTGCATTGCTTCTTGGTTCCGAGGGAACAATTCTTCAAAATCAGCACGAGTAAGGTACTTCAAGCGACTAAATATCTCAGGGTTTGCCACATAAATAGCCTTTTTCTCTCGCGGATAGCCTGATTCCTTCAAAAGCGTCAAGTTATATGAATCCTTTTCTTCATCCGACATCTCAGTTCCCATCAAGTCCTCGTCAAAACGGTATTCTTTATTGACGTTCTTTCCGTTCACATTGCGATTCTCAAGAATAAACTTACGGTACTTCAATCGTGAAGTGTCTCCGCTTATTTCATCAAGCATAGGAATCGTCAAATGTTGAATTGCAATATCTTTCATCAAGTCGCCGTACCGCGCAGTAGACCATCCAAGCTGTTTCGCAACACCTGAAATAATCTTTTTAGCGTTTGCCGAAGCTTTAGCCACAATATACGCTTTCTGTTCTGCCGGTGGCAACTGTCCTGTTTCCGTATCATTTAGCGAACCTTCAGACATAGAGTCTTCCGTCATTTCAAGACCCTTGAGCAATGGCCCCATGTTTGATGGCGGCAAAAGGTTCGTGATTTTTGAATCCTTATCACTAAGCGGAATGACAGCCTTCGGGAATATAACCTCACTGTCTACAGAGTCGACACCTGTAACAGCTGTTGGGGGCTCTGCTTCAAGTAGCGCGCGATTCATATAAATACGAGTCGCTTCGTCATATAGCATGTTATCCCATTGCATCGCATTCATCATTGATTTGCCATAAAAGAAATGCGAACCGATTGTATTAAATCGAAACGGTACAAGATTATATTTTGGTGCATTGAAATTATCCCGGTGTCGAATACGGTTCCTCTTCACATCAGTATCCCCCATATAAATTCCGCCAAGGAAACAACACTCAGTGTCGCCGCGACGGTCGAGGAACGTACATTCTTCAACCAAACTTGGGTGGTCATCATCCTTTACATCATAGAAACGACCGTCATCTGCATTAAAAATAGTTCGCATCCCTGCCTCGACATGATTGAAGTATTCTTTATCACCATACATTGCAGAAGCTGTATCATATTCAATCCAACGGCGTTTAATCAGTCGCTTATGCTTTTGCAGGTCTCGCTCATATGCATTTGAAACTAGTACTTGGTCTGCGGTATACACAGGAGCGTTGAACCCAGAAAATACCTCGTCAATGATTTGTTTCTTTGTCATCTTTCCATCCTCATCGTAGTCTTTGATTGTTTGCATTACCTCGTTATATTCAGCACCGAGATACACAACAGGGTCTGTCTCCATTGCTGTAACAAAGTTTAAAAAGTTCGGTTTGTAGTCAGAGTTTTCAATCATCCACTCGACAATACCTCGCATGAACTCAGACATGTCCTCGTCCCCCTGGTCATCCTCATTTTGTGCCAGAAACGTTGGAACAATATATGCCGCTGTTAAACTCGCATGAACTGCAATTCCTTTATTGCGCGCTTTCGACCGCGTTCCTTTCCATTCCCAATCATCGTTGTCATCTTCAGACGACTCGTCAACAAACGCATTAAACATCATTTGTCCACGATTCATGTCGTCAATAACCGTGCGACCATTCAACTCGGTCCACCCACGATTTAAAATTTCATCACCTTGTGCGTAACACTCCTGCACATCTTTGGTGAAATTTTTTATTGCTTTAGTTGGATGATACGCACTTGGTCGCGCATCATATTCATTAGAGTCACCAATCATGCCTACAATATATGCCTTTTTTCATAAACGTACAGAAAGGGGCTGTGAATAACTTATCTTTTAAATCCACCAGACCCAGGTCTAAAGACTTTTGCTATTTTTGGTGCAGTCAACGCATCTCGTTTAAATCCGACATTTTGCGGCTTAAATACTTTTACTGTTTTCCTTACCGGCGCAATGTTTTTCATGAATATTGGATACCGAATAGCGTCCATAGCATGGTCGTTCTCCTTAATCGGGTTCTCCTCCTCGTTCCTATCTGATTTCTTATCTGGGTATGAGTATGTTTCAAACTCCCAAATCAAATTAAACAATGTCTTTCGTATATGCAATCGACCAGACAGCAGCATTTCACGAACAGCATTAATACCATTTCGCACACTGTCCTTGTTCTTAATGACGTCGCGAACATTTACCCCTCGATTGCGTAACTCTAAAACACCAGACGCAGACTCAGGGTCGGGATAGCACTCGTTCAGCTTCAATGCGGATACATAATCGGCAACTTGCGCATCAGTTCTTCCCGTCTCATAAAATTCATCATCAATCCACCATTCATTATCGTTGTCAATAAGAATGGTATACACGGCTGCTGGGTTGTGCGTACCGAAGTCAACTCCACCAATCGTTTGCACAACGCGCATACCATCCGGCAACTCCTCATACAAGTGTGTTTCCCTATCAAATTCTTTATAGACAAGACCTTGCGTTTTACGAAAGTCCGCCATATATTCTTGCGCGAACCGGTCTTCAGGCAATTCCTCTTTTGCTTTTTCTATTTCTTCGCGAGGAATGTGCGGATTGTCATACGTTGTGAAGTGAAAAGATTTAAAGTCCTTATCCTTCGATTCCATCTGAAACAAATCATAAAAGTGATTGAATCCTTTTGGTGTTGAAATGAACATTGCTTCGCCTTTACGGTCTGTAAGTGTAGGGCGAATCACGTCGTACCACATTGCCCAAAAGTTTTTATACATTGCAACTTCGTCAAACACTATCAAATCAAAAAACTGTCCACGCAATGTTTCAATCGATTCCCAACCACGAAGCGCAATGAATGACCCGTTGATTAATGTAATTTCGAGCCGGGTTTCATTAATCGCTTTTGCCGCAGGACCACACTCTTTCTTTAATTGGTCCCAAACAATATCACGTGCCTGTTGGTACGTTGGTGCAACATATACGACCTTTGACCATGGTATTGCAGCACGACCTTTCATTTGGTCAATCGCAAGAGTTGTTTTACCGGCACGGCGACCGCAGCACAGCACGCGGAAACGATGCTTATCTAAAGCAACAAGCGCCTGCTTCGGATGCAGGCGCTGTAGTAATGGTGGCATCGCTATCTGATTCATTTTTGTGTGACCTCTGTTGGTGTGAGGTTATACCGCTCAGCGGTCTCAGGCGATACAACAATAATCAATGTCTTATTCCCCTCAGGAGTATTGTTTCCAACGCGTTTCTTTAACTTGTTGTATTCAGTGATGCCGCCAAGCTTCACATACAAGTTCTCGTGCTGCCGAATTAGATACCCTAACTGCGAGTCCGCAAGTTCATCACTCAATTGCTGTTGCTCAAGCAAGTGATTAATATACTCACGGATATATGGAAGCGTCAAAAGTTCATTAGCTGCATTCTGCGCAACAGAATATGACATTGACTTCCCTCTAGCTTTTGCAAACGCTTTCATATACGACTGCACACCATTCCCAAAGTGCTGCGATGTAAATATCTCGCAGAACAATCGTTGGTTAAAAGAAAGACCTAATTCCCCAGCTTTACCCGGAAGAAGTCCCACCTTTTGTCCAAGCACTTTATGTGCATTCTTGTTTGCTAGTTTACCAGCCATAGAATCATTATGACGTTCTTGTGGTCAAATGCCAATACTTACAATATGGACACAGGTATGCGCGCATCCGTTTCTTTAGACCTTTCCAGCCGCGTGCTTTCTTTGCCGAGTGCTCAGTCGGAAAGCATCGCTTGCCACCGTTCTCGCATTGGTTCATCTATCCTCGAACAACACTCGCTCAAAAGCAAGATTTCTATCCTTCTCAGCTTCGTCCTCCGAATCTTTTAATTGCCCGAGGTGTTTCTTCCACGCACGAACACCTTCACGCAACGCTTCAGCGATTCTCGTTTCTCCTTCGACTGGGGAGTATTCAGGTTCTTCAGGAATGATAACTCTCACTGTTGCAAGGTGCGCAACAACAGATGTTGCATGTTCAACCGCATAGTACACCGCATCAGCTGGGTCAATCACATCATCACCAATCTCAATCTCTTTACCGGCATTTTCTTGAATCTGTAAGTATGGTGCCATTAAAGCTCCCCGCAAGATATTATCCTCATCAAGCGATTCAGCGATTGTCTTTAATGCAAGACCTCCACCTTTCACATATCCACCACGAAGTGCTGCTCGACATGCATATGTTGCATCCTCCACCTTTAATTTCTTATACAGACTCTCAGCCTGACTCGATGCCCCAACCCGAATCACACCAACAGCCGAAGCAAGAGATGCGATACGACGATTCAATTGCTCCTTGAACATGTGCTCACGAGTCTCATCACGCTGCCCTTTCAATGTCTCGACTCGTTTCTTTGCCTCTTCTTCGCCCTTACCTTCTGTCGCAACAGCATCCTCGCGGACCTCTGTATCCTTTACAATCAATTTACCAAGGAAGCCAAGGTCTCGTGGTTGCACATTCTCAAACTTGCGACCAGTATTCTTATCAATAACATTTGCACCGCAATACACCGCGATGTCCTCAAGTTGTTCAGTTCGAAGCGATGGAACTGCAACAGGATAGATGTGGTATCCCCCCTTCGTCGCATTCAACATGTTTACCAAAACATTGTCCGAGAACGACGGCGCCATCACAATCAATTTTGTTGTTGTGCGTGACAAATGCTGGAATGTTGGTGCAACAACAGCAGCATTATCAAGTGCCCAATTTGTGATAAGTACGTTTGCATCTTGTGCAATCATTTCATATTTCGCAGCGTTATTCACAAATACCTTTGCCGGTACTTTTGCAGCAAACCGCATACCCCGATTGATTTCAACCTCCACTTTGTCCTTGTATCCTTCAACAACATCAATGTATCCATCAGTCCCCACTTCCCAAGCAAGAGCTGCAATTGTTTTACCAAGTTCCTCATCTTCAACAGACACGATTGCGATGCGTTCCAACTCCTCAAGTGTTTCAATTTTGATTGCCTCCTTTCGTATCCGTTCTTTAACAGCTTTTGCAGTGCGAAGAATCTCCGCACGCAATTCCATTGGATTTACTTTTGCACCAGATGTGAACTCCGACATCGTATCTCGGAGTTGTTTAAATGTATCCTCCAACAGCTTTCCACCAATTACTGCGGTCGTTGTAGTCCCGTCACCAGACTTTTCATTTGTTCGCTTGCACATTTCCTTAAAAGCACCTGCAGCAAGCGCAAGAAAAGGATTTTTCGGTGATATGCACTCTGCCACAGTTACACCATCATTAGTGATACGAGGCCCCCTATTATAGGTTCTCCACAGGAGGACATTACTCCCGGACGGACCGAGCGTTCTCCTTACCGGTTCATAGACTGTTCGCACCCCGTGCAATATTGCTTCACGGGCTTTATCATCCAAAAGCATCAATGTATTCTTCATGTTTATTCAGGTCTACCATTAATTCCGCTTTTAAATTTTTTACCTCTATCCGCTTCACTTTTCGGTTCAATTTTTGTAGGAGAATCCGTGATAATACATTTCATTCCCCAGAAAATAGACCGGTCTGAAAGCTTCAATCGTGCCAAATCCTCACGTGTTCCTTCCACAGTGTGTTTATCCTTCACCTCCGAAGTAAGTCCAATCTTATTGCGTACATCATTTTCTAAATCTGTACGTGTGTTGTATTTCTCCGCTTGAAATTTCATATTATTTATTTTCTTCCATATCCTGCTTCACCCCCTTCAACAAAAGATACCGAATCGCTGCCGACAACTTCACCTCTTCTCGCTCAGCAACCTTCTCAATTGTTGCACGAAGCTCTTTATCAATGATAACACCGACCTGCACCTTACTTTCCAATATCTTTCCCATGGTTATTTTCACTAATTAATAAATTCAAACCATTTATGTATGTGATAAGTGCCACCCGCGCAACCCACGCATACGACTTGCCTTCCTGCTTTTTCAGGTACTTCAACTTCTCAAAAATATCCGGTGGAACATTTATCACGACTTGGTTCTGACCTTCTTTAGTCCGCATAGATGCAATTATACATCTAAACACAGGTAGAGGGGTGTTAGTAACTGTCCTCAGCACTATGACTTATTTAATTACCTCGCGCGCGTATATAACTTTTTAAAGGTAATTAATTCGATTTTATCCTTATTTTTAAACATATTTATTTTTTTACCTACCCTTAAAAAACTAGGGGGGGTTTACAACTTAGGTATTAAATTATATAATTATAACATTTAGTACCTACTTTGTAAATAGTAATTAAATAGGTAATAAATAAAATATGCTTATAAATAAGGATATTTTGTATTTAATTATTATTTACCTTGATTTTACGCGCGCGCACGCGACCCCCCCTCATCCTGTGTATATCTATGTTACTAACACCCCCACCCCACATTTTTAGGGTATAATGCCCATATGATTCCGACCGAACTCCAACAGTACCCAAACTGGATTAATTGGGATTTCAAGAAACGGTCGGATGGAAAAATCACCAAAGTACCAATGCGTATTGGCGGGGGTAACGCCGCGGTGAACGACCCCTCCTCATGGTCCACCTACTACGATGCAATTACTGCATCAGACCGAATTGGGTTTGTGTTTTCAGATACGATTCCATACTTTGGCATTGACCTTGATAATTGTTTCACAGAAGAAAACACACTCAAAGAATGGGCTCAAAAAATAATCGCAGAAATAGACACATACACCGAAGTATCACAATCAGGCAAAGGCCTCCACCTCATCGGCCGGTTCCCCACAAAATTCCAAGGTTCAGCCACCAAATGGACTAACGACCAAGGGCAGATGGAAGGAATCGAATGCTACTCACAAGGCCGATTCTTTATCATGACCGGAAATGTATACGAAGGCAGAGATACTATCAAAGAGTTTAATGACATCATTGCGTGGAAAGATAAAACATTCCGAAAAGAAAAAGTGTTAGAACAGCCAAAAGTCGAAACAGTCGTAAAGCCGTCCCTCCCTTCAGACGAAGACATCATCCGCGTCGCGAAGCGTGCCAAAAACGGAACCAAGTTCACAGTCCTCTATGACGGTGGCGACTGGCAAGCGCTTGGGTTCGGTTCACAGTCCGAAGCAGACCTTGCGCTCATTTCAATGATTGGATTCTATGCCTGCGGCGACGAGGCGACAATCGACCGATTATTCCGTGCGTCAAAACTCTACCGCCCAAAATGGGACGAGAAACATTTCTCAAGTGGTGCCACATACGGTCAAAACACCATTCAGTTATACAAGAAAAATGCGACTGAGTTCATGGAATGGGCTATTGAACCCAGCATCGAAGAGCTTGCTGGCAATGACCTCCTCTTTAAATCAATCGTCGATATTACAGGCGATACCGACGGCCGCGACTGGCTCTGGGATGGTTACATTGCAAGAGGGTATGTGACCTTGTTTTCCACCATCTGGAAAGCCGGTAAAACCACCTTTCTTGTACACCTCGCCAAAAAATTGGCAAAAGGCGAGCCGTTCCTGTACCAAGACACGAAGAAAAGCAACATCCTCTTTATCTCTGAAGAGAACGAATCCTTATGGGCAGAACGAAAAGAGATTTACAACCTCGACGAGAATCCTAATATCTTTATTGCATCGTTACCATTTGCGAATTTGTCTGGCGGTAGACCCCAACTTAAAGAGTGGAACTTGTTTATGAAGACTATCACCGCGCAAGCGAAAGAACATAACATCAGTTTCATCATTATAGATACTCTTGCAAACCTCGGCGGTATCGAGAACGAGAACGACGCCCCTGAAGTAGTGAAATGGCTACAAATTTCACGGTCCATGGCCGCGATGGGTATTGCGGTCATGATAGTGCACCACACAACAAAAGACTCGAAAGGTATTGATACCTCGATGCGCGGCTCGGGTGCGTTTGGCGGGTTTGTGGATGCCTACATGAACTTGACTCGTCCTAAAGGCGAAGCAGAAGATACGACACTCCGCGAACTGGGGATACGCGGTCGTATGGGGTTTGCCGAAGAACGGCTTACGCTTAACCTTGCGAACAAGGACACTCCGCAAGAAGAATACACTGTAGTCGGCAACACCCGCCTCGTCGATTCTTCCCGCAAAATAGATGTTATCTTTGAAGTCCTTTCAGAAAAAGACGATGATGGTAATTATAAAAAGATGACACTACGCGAGATTCTTTCCTCATACAACTTCATCACCGATGGCGTACCAATTAAACTAAAAAACGCCCGGGACATCCTTGAAAAGTATTCCGAACGAATACAAAAATTCAAAGGGTCACGCAAAGTCGAAGGTCGGGGACGGGGTGAAGATGAATATCAGCTAATAGAATAATAACTATGATTGACAAACAAAAAATCAGAGATTCTTTAAAAAAACCACGTCCTAGGGAGGTCCTTATCAATGAGTTTATTGACGGGGTGTCAAGCTCAATAGCCGGAACCGCTGAGAAAGATTTATTAGTTAAACTTATTATCGCAGAAGTCTTGATTGATATAAGGGACATTCTTGACCGAGGTTTATAGTTATGGAAAAACGAATCCCCTCATATTGGGTTAGTGAAGAACAATCCGGCTGCACTATGAGGGAGTTCATTCTGTATGCATTGCAACGAAACGACAGAAATAGGTTCGACCCGAGTATACACCTCGAAAAAGGATATAAGGGCAGAGGCCGATGTTATGTACCAAACTGCGAAGTGTGCGCCATCCTTAAAGAATATGGATACCCTCTATGAGTGGCGACCGATTCCAGGATTTAAAGGTATGTACGAAGTCTCGGACCACGGCACAATCCGCTCCTGCGAGCGGCAATGGCTACATCGCAACCGCACGGTTTGCATATGGAAAGCCCGCCCCATTTCTCTTCGCGGGACTCGAAATGGATACTTGCGGTTCGACATGCATAAAGCCGGAAAAAGATTCACGCAATACGCCCATATTGCTGTCGCTCTTGCGTTTATTCCGAACAAAGGCAAATTACCAGTCGTCAATCACAAAGACGGAAACAAACAAAACAACCATGTATCAAACTTGGAATGGGTAACGTCATCCGACAATACAAAACATTACTATGAGCGATTTTAAACTTTACGAACACCAAAAAGAAATAATCCTGCGCGACCCTCATCGCCACGTTATTGGCTTTGGCTGCGGCGCTGGTAAGACCCGCACAGCGCTGCTCTTGTCTCGTATGAAAGGGAAAATCCTCGTAGTCGCACCGAAGACCCAAGTGCTCGACCAGACATGGGA